TAGTTGGAGCAGTACCAAATCCTGTAAAGAGGACTTCCTCTTCAAAAGACCTATCTGAATTTTCTACTTCATATAGTGGTTCATGCTCATTATTAACTTCTCCATACTCAATCCCAAATACTGCATTCAATCCAGGAAGGAGTTCTTTGCTTATCGCAGCTCTATTTATAGCCATATTTTATTCTCCTTTATTAACCTGTTATTGTTGCTGTTATGTAATTATCCATATGCATATTAATACGTACTTCATACCAAGGATATGCATCTGTTTCTCCTGCTGATACTCCAACACCTGTATCCCAAGGTGCTCTACGTATTACTCTTAAGTTACTGACAGCATTAGTATCACCATCACCATCTATTACATATGCACTCATACCAGTTTTATGACTTCCTGTACCTGGAACCCAAGGTGCATTTTTAACACCTATTCCTGTTGTATGTTCAGCAGCAGTAACTGCTATATTTGATTGAATAAAAAATGTTTGTTCAGGGTCACTTGCAATGTGAATTTTTACATCAGTTGCTGTGGTTCCACCTGTAAAACTTCTAGCGAATTTCTGTTCTCCATTAGCATTTACGAAACTACATCCTTGAAAAACACCTGCAGCTTTTGAAGATGCTGCAACTGTACAAGGTTGAATTGAACCATCATCACCTATAAAAATAGGGTCTCCAGTAAAAATATCTGTAGGTATTAATGCTGAAGCCACTTTAGGGCTTGCAGGATTCAAATCAATAGTTCGTATACCAGTAGAGTTAGAACCATCACCATTTTTCTTAGCGAGGACTAATCCTCTTGGGGCATTATTTTCTGCCATAGTCTAATCTCCTTTGATTGTTATTAAAAGCAACAAAAGATTTACTTCTGAAAAGTAGGTTGTCTACCTTTTGTTACTGTTGATTTACTTGAATTAGAAATGGGCATACTAGAATTATTTCCTCTCATTAATTGACTATTAACTGCATCCATTAATTGGTCAGATTTATTTCTGTAAAACTCACTTCTACTTTGGAATAACTTGGTAGGTATTTTACCTAACGCAATGTCGCCACGAGTGACTGCTCCAGAGTATCTTCCATCCATCTTCACGAGTGATGTTTGTTCTAATTCAGGTACTTCTTTAATATCAACAAATTGCCAACCTTCTTGCATTTTTTTACCAATATATTTAAAATCATCTTGACCTTTAAGAGTTATTCTTAACCATCCAAGAGTCATTCCTTCGCTATTGAAACGATTTCTTACTGCATCTGGTATATATAAATTATCTTGTTCTTCAAACTGATAAGTCATTTCTTCGTTAGTATTATTTTCTCTAAGTTGTGAACTACGTGTATTGATTCGTGTTGTCATTATTTACCTCCACGTTGCATATTTATTGTTGTATACTCACCATCAGCACTTGTTGCTTTTAGTTTTTCTTGAGCATATTGTTCAAGGGGTATATTCCATTTGTTAGCTAATCTTACATCTTCTTTAGAAAGTTTAACTTTATTCTTGGAACTAGGAGTGCTACGTGTACCTCCTGCAACCACTTGAGCAGGTGACGTTTCCTGCTTACGAACTTCTTCAACCTCTTCAGCTTTATACCTATGAGGAAAAGCTTCTTTTAATCTATTATCTACTTCTGAATAATAATCATCATCAGTAGGATTAAATCCTTCTTCTTTTAAATCTGCATCTATTGCTAGAGCAGCAGCAGTTCTTATTTTATCTTCACCAAACCAATCATTTTTTTCTGCCCAACTTTGTGCCTTTGGGTCTGGAGTTGGTTGTTGTTGATATTGAGGTTGTTGTACTTGTTGTTGTGTCTGTCTAACCTCTGGTTCTTTAAACTGCATTTTTGTTGCACCAACTGATTTTAAATCATTCTGTGCATCATTTAGAAACTCTTGAGCCTTTAATATTTTTTCAGCATCTCCATCTTGATGTGCTGTTGTATAAGCACCTCTAGCTAATTCTAACTTATCTTTTAATTGTTTTTCAGTTGCGTCTAAATTTAATTTACTTATATTGGTAAATTCTTTTTGTGTATTATTTAAACGAGAATTTAATTCTTCATTCTGTTTAATTAATCTAGCAACTTCATCTTCTTTATCTTTTCTTTGTTTAACTAGTTGTCTTATTCTTTTTTCTGCACCTTTAGTTTCAATACCTTGAAGTTCTTTTGGCTCTTCTTTTTTTACTTCAGGTTCTACTTTCTTAGGTTCTTCTTTTTCTACTTCATATTCTACTTTTTCTTTTTCTGGTTCTTCTGTTTTAACTTCATTCCAAGATTCTTCTTGCATTGTTTATTCCTTTTCGTTGCTAACGAGACATACGAGTTACGTTATACTTATTATTATACTATATTATTTTAAAGTATGCAAGTACTATTACACACTATGTTTAGATAAATTAAAGGTAGGGTCTAAAGTCTTAGGACTTTCTACCTTCATTATCACTTGGTCATCAAATAATAGTATAAACTTTAAACCTTTATACTTTATCTTTTGACCTGCATGTTTGCCATAACAAACATAATCACCTTTTTTACACCAAGCTCCTTTAGGAAATTTATCTTTATCATTGTAAGCTAAATCACCTAATGCTACAACTTCTCCTACTGTTGTAAGATAAGCCATATCATCTCTTGTAGAGTCTGGTAACAAAATACCTCCTTTAGTTTTTTGTTTAATTGAAACAGGTCTTACTAAAACATGAAATCCTGGAAGTTCTGGTAGAACATCTGGATTAGCTTGTTCTTCTTTTGAAAGCCAAGCATCATTCTTAATAACTTTTCCCATGTTTACTTGTTGCATTATTCTTCTTCTCCTTCATACATTTTTTTTGTTATAGTTTTAATAACCTCAATAGACCATTCAATTCCTTGTATACGACCTACGAGTTGTTTATAATTAGCAAAGTTATCTGCTTGTCCATTTGCTAAATTAATTCTTAATAAGTTAAGCTCCTCGTCATATTTACGAAGAGCTTCATTAGATACTTCCATTATAGTTCAGCACACGCATAGCAATTAATTTCTAAGCCTACACTAATTTCTTTTATAATTGGTTGTTTCCACATATTTTTATTCTCCTAAAAAAATACTGGGCAGCTTAATTACTACCCAGTATAAATTAATTATGATTGGTCAGTAAAAGTAGGAGGTGTTGCTGAAAGAACATTACCCCAAATATACCAATTAGTACTATCTTTTCCTAATATATTAATTTCTATTGGTCCAAAATCTATAGCAGTAAATATAGAATTAGAATTACCATCAGGATATACAGCAGCATTATCAGCATTTGTATCTAAATGTGCTATACTACCTATAAAAAAATTAGCATCAGCTCCTGTATCAATAATAAGATTTTCAGTTTCTGTTGCTGCTCCACCATATATAAATTTAAAATATATTCCTGCAGTTGGTGTAGGTAAAGTTAAAGTTCTATTTCCTCCTAAAGCAGGTACTACACTTATTCTTCCACCATGTGTTGCTGCTGTTATATTAGCATCAGCATCAGCTAATGCTACTGGAGTTACTACCAAACCATTATTACCATAAGTAATATTTTCTGTTATTGCTCCTGTACTTGAATCTTTTGTAACACCAATAAAGCCATTCTCAGCTCTGACTGGTCCATTAAAAGTTGTATTCGCCATAATTTATTCTCCTTTATAAAATTATATCTATCGTCTTGGCTTGTCTGCTAGGGCAGTCGATAGACAATTAAAATCCCTAGTTATTCTTCTACTTGTTGTTCTTGTTTAGAATCTTCTAGTATTGCTTTAGACATAACATCTAATAACTTCATACTTCTTTGTCTATCATCTAAGTTTTCCATATTCATAACTTTTTCTAAAGCTTGCATTCTTATTTTTTCTAAATCAATTTGATTTTTTTGGTCTGCTAATTGTGATTTTGTTAATAAGTCTAATGCTTTCATAGTTTCTTTACTTGCTCTATCAAGGTCACTTTTTTCTTTTCTTAATGTAGCTGTTTGACCTGCAACTCCTGCATCCTTCATTAACTTAGCTTCTTCTAGTTGTAGCTTCTGAGCATCTAATGTAGATTCAACATTTAGTTTAGCTTCTTCCATTTTTAATTCTTTTTCTTTTAATCCTACTTCAGCTTGTTTTAATGCAACTAATTGTTGTTCAGGTGATTGAGCTTGACCCATAGCTTGATTAGCATTTAATACTTGTTTAGCAGCTTCTGCCATAGCCATCTCTGCTATATTAGGTTGCTGTGCTTGTTCTGGTGGTAACTGTTGTAATCCCATTCTAGTAATACCATTAACTTGTTCTTGATATTTCATAACTGAATGTTCTTGTATATTAGATTCAAGTATTGGTTTAACTCTAGCCATTATAGGATTAGCACCATTTTGTGGGTCTTGTAAATAAGACATCTTTGTTTGTATGTGAGCATCATGGTTCTGACCTTCAAATGCTTTTATTGGAATACCTTTTGTTGCTGCCATAATATCTGATACTGGGTCCATCTGTTGTGGTTCT